CATCATCAGTTGGTGATGCCATTATGATTGCGGAAGACATCATCATAAATTGAGATAAAAAATTCATGAGGATACTGTTGGATTTACTATTATTGAACCTTCAACCAGTTTCATAATTTTATTAGTAGATGCATTCTGAGAAATAATATCAAAGTAGTTTCTACCTTCCGTGAGATTATCAGTAACACTGTTACCCATTGATATAACAACTGCATTATTAGTTGTATCTATATGAGTATCAAAACTATATGAGGTACTAGCAGTTTCATGCTTTCTAACTTTTGCCGTTACAGTTTCTGTACCAGCTAGGGTTGTGAGAGCAATAGAAACTTTTTCTTCAAAGTCAGTTCCTTTGTATATTACTATTGATGTTACTGCAGGAACACTCATTGGATTTCTGTTTGGTTATAGGATTATTTATTACCCTGTTGCTGTTTTAAAAGTTTTGCTAGGTCTGCTGTAGACCCAACAAACAAAGCATTGGTAACATTTGTTGGTCCTTTAGATTTATCTTCTTCAACTTCTTTTAATTTTTTCTGAAGATCTAATAACTTATCTGTTGCATCAGAAATACTTTTGATCAACTGACCCGTCACTTCATATGCTCTTGGAGACTCTGTTTCTTGTGCTAATTCAAGAGCACCATTGAGTGCTTCTTGACCTTTTTCAATAATGGAGTACAGATTACCTCTTGTATAATCATAATCTTTTTTGATATCGTCAGCAGTTGATTTTATCTTCTCCAGTTTTTTCTCTGGAGTTTCAACTATGTCTGCTTCCACGTTAAAAGTCTCGTCTAATTCATCAAAATTTTTACTCATGACCAATCACTACTAAATCCAAAGTCATCACCAGCTTCAATCTTGGCGTTGTCTGCCTCGGTGATTAAATTAACGCCCGTACCACTAACATGATCAACAACAGATGTTGAGTAATATCCTCTTGTTACTCGGAGTTTATTACCCGTTACATCAGAGACATAAACTGTTTCTTCTCCAATTGATACTTTGTCTCCTGCGACAATTCCAGAGGAAGAAATAACTTCCATAACTGTTTCTGTCTTGAGGAAGTCTTTGAGTAGTGCAGTTGTACTTGTTTCTGAATAACTCTTTGTAGCAACTGCTTCGGCAGTATATCTAACATCAATCTGTCTACTAGAGGCACCACCAGCACCAAATCCAATAACAGATTTTTTGATGATGTCTGTAGCAGCTCCTGTAGAAATTGGTCCAAAGATATATGTCTTTGCAGTAAATCTTAAAGTATAAACTAGAGATCTTCTTGTTTCAAAATTTCCCTCATATTGATCATCCATTCCTATAGAATTTAAAATAATCGGAACATCTCTTTTTTCACCAATAGTGTCCAAGAGATTAACGGTCATTGTATAATGTGGTTGAAAGTATGGAAGAATTTGTTCCACAATTTGAAGCATCTCATCGTTTATTTTTGTATAGATGCTTAACTCAAAATCAATATTGTATGGTACAGGCATGTAGTTTTTTCTAATGTCTGAACCGTCTTCTTTTGTTCCTGCTAAAAATGTTTGAGTTGTTGTTACTTTTCTTGACGAGTCATAAGAAATACCAGTCATCTCAAAAGACATTCTAGGTAATGTAATTTGAGTTGATTTGTTTAGATCTGGAGATTGCTCAAGCCTAGCAAGAAACTTTTGCATAGGTCCGTATGCAAGAGGCACCTTCGTTACGGAAGTAACGTTATCAGCGGAATCTGTTTTCTTAATGTTGATATCATTAAAAAGAGTTCCGAATGATATTACTGTCTTCCTTAGAATTTCGTGATAGAAATACTCAAACATTAGATTAAATGATAATTATATACTATTTAACAAAAGTAACCCTTATGGACGACCAAATGGGTTTGTTTCGCTGAAATCTAGTATATCATCTGCTTGTATCTGGAAATTGCTATTATCTACAAAAGGATCTGGTATGTTATATTTGTCTATAATAGATGAAGGAAGTGCTTTATGTCTCGCTCCAGATTCTTCACCGACAAATTCATCATAGATGTTGAAATCTCCTGTAAGTTGTGCAAGATTTAATTGTCTTGTGGTTGAGTTCCAATATCTAACAGTAGCGGTAACAGAACTACTAGATCCAACAATTGTTTCTCCAACAACGTAATCACCAGATCCATCTAGGTATGGATCTTCAATTGTTATTGTTGGTGGGTTAGATGTTTCATATCCAGAACCAGCGTCGAGTATGTGAATTGCTGTTATAGTTCCTGCGGTGCTTACTACCGCCTCTGCTATAGCAGTTGCACCAGATCCAACAGGGGCACTAAAAGTAATTGTGGGAAGTCCTGCATATCCACTTCCTCCATCAGTTACGGTTATAATTCCAACGACACCATGAGCAGTTGTTGCAGTTCCAACAAAATTTTTACCACCTCCACCAGTTGCTCTTACTAAAGGTTCTGAAGTATATCCATATCCAGTATTTGTTAATCTAACACCCTGAACTCTAGATTTATCATAATTTGGTTCACAAAAATCAACAAGTCCAGCAATCATTGTTGCGATACCAACAGCAGTTACTTCTGGAGATTGTGAAAATACAATATTAGGTGTTGATGTATATCCCGTTCCTCTATTTGTAATAGATACAAATCTTACACCACCATTAAATACGGTTGTTGTAGCATATGCTGTTGCTCCAACACCAATCATTGTGTAAGATCTTGTACCTGCTAATTCTGCGCCAATACCAAGGGAGGCTACTGAAGATGAAGTTGCTCCAAGCAGAGCATTATCTATTGCATCTACATCAGTATCAATAACTTCATCATTGTACCTGAAGAGTTCGCATCTTAGTTGATACACATAGTTCTTCTTTAGTTGGTAGAAAGGTTGTTCATGTTCTACGAACTTAATTTCAAATAGTCGATTACCAAGAGGGAAGAATATTAGATCACCTTCTTTGGGTCTCTTTGATAGTTTTATATTACTCTTGTTTTCTATTAGTGGTTTAATATACTCTTCATATCTTTCTCTTGATATAGTAAGAGTTAGATCATCTTGAGATTCAATACCAAACTTACTCATTATCTCACCAGATCCTTCATATCCTTCACTAGTGTCTACATAAGCTTCAATAGGATATGCATCTCTAAATTCAGAATCAACTACCTCTCGTATAATAGTCTTTTCATTTACATAAAGTCTTGGGATGTAATAAACATCCACCCCATACATTCTTAGTTGTTCGTTAATTAAATCTTGAACAAGATTTTGTTCCGATTTTGATCCTTGCTGAAAAAATGGATTGAGCATATCTTATCATCCTATCATATCTAGAGGAGGCATCTCATAATAAGTAGGCATTTGTTCCATGATAGTATCAATCTCTTTCTGAGCATCATCATATAATTGTCTACCATTTAATTCTATGCCGCCAGGAAGTTTTACTCCTTGGAACTTTATGAGGTTCATTCCCCATTGTCTCTTTATGAGGGATGTTAGATATCTCTTCAAGAATGAATCATTATATACTTTCGTATATGACGATGGATCTGCAATTGCATAGCTGTCTAGAACTAGGTATTCTCCAGCAACTGCCTCATTCCAATCCATATCAATATACAATCTACCTTTTCTCTGATTAAATCTAATCTTCTTCTGAGTAGTAAGTAGATGGTCGATATCTGATAAAAATGTTTGAGTCATCTGATACGTCAATAACTCAGTCGATCCCAGATAATGAATATCATTCAAGAATAGTTGATATTTAAAATTAAACATCCCACTAGAGATGTTATTAGAACCATTAAAATGAAGAATCCTCTCCACACCGATTACTCCATCGGGGAGAGGTAAGTATCTGGAATCTTCTTCATAATCATAATCAATACCACCATCACTTACCGTGGTGGTAGTTATTCCTGCTGTTCCTTTTCCTCTATCAATATCAGTTTGAGTGAGTTTATACTTCAAGTAAGTTTTTTCTACTCCATCAAAATGACGCTCTTGGAAAAATTGAAGTGCATCATCCAGGAGATCATCTATTTGCTCATCTGCAACGTTAATTTCCAATACAGGAGCACCTAGTTGTCTCTTACAGTAATCTATTAGTGTTTGTCTGGATGATGGTTGAGCCATTAGATTATTTTAAGGGTTTCTTGCTGTTTTAAGTACAACTTGATATAACTTTTTGTTACATCTCGGAGAACTTTAATATCATCTATACTATCTATATCCCTAGAAAGTTTTTCATATTCAAAATTTTTAGATAGTTTTTCGAGTTTGATTTCATTAGGATCCATTTTGTAACTCCCTTACTTTTTGTTGTAATTCTAGCACTGCTGTTTTAAGAAAATCAAGTTCATGCTTGATAGCAGATTTTTCTTTTTGTTCTGCTAACTTTATTTCACGCATTTTTAAATATGCTTCATATTCACCTTCGTCTGTGTTAATTACAGCTCCAGTATCTTCATCTTTCAATAAATTTTCATAATCTTTTACCAGAGCAAGACCTCTTTCTTCCTCTTCATCATCAGCATGTATAATGTAGTCATCAAATTCTTCACTCATAATTATGCAAGTGCGATTACTCTCAGATCTTTTAGTCTAACAGGATAAGTGCTGTCCTCAGAGGATGCACATAATTTTATACCGAATGTTCTGAAAGAGGGTAATTTATTGATACTAAATTTGAGTTCTTGGAACTCCAATTCATCGGATTTAAATCCAACACTATCAGTTTTTGCTAATTTTGTATCTGGTTGTCCATCACTCTTTGATATATCTTCAACCTCTCCCCTTTCATCTAAATTACTAAAACCTGGGAAAGGATAATAAATCATTTTCTCTTTATTGTCGTCTGATATTGCATAGAAAGCTCTTAGATCACTCTTTTTATTTACATAAGCAGTAACATAAACATCAATTGAAGTTGCTGGATTTTCTAGACTAATTGGTCTAGTTGCATATACAAATGCATGTGGATCGTTTTCAAGATCTGCGGTCCGCTCATCATTAGCATAATCGGTAATAGGTTTATTCATTCTATTACCGATTAGAACAACAGAACAGCGATCCAGATCGATCATTGGTGATAATGTTCTAGTTGTTGTAGATAAGTTAACCGATAAATTAAGAGACTTATTTCCTTCAATTCCATCATCTTCATCAAGAAGTTCATCTTCATTAACCTTAGAGCAAATTAGTCTAGGTGAAGATAGATATGTTTCTTCTTCTGTAGAAATTGTTTCAAATCCTTGATCGATAAAGGATTCTTGATTACCACCAACACTTCTTCCAGATACTGTTCTGAGATTAACCTCTATTTCAGTACCAGCTAGTTCTACTGTTTTAATTTCTGGGTCAATAATTTCATATTGAATATTCTGAGTAGCGGTAATATCATCACCACCACTAGACTTAGTTTCTTTGAAAAATAGATCTTGATATCCTTCAGGACTACTTAATCTATCAACTCCAGATTCTTCGGGATCAATTCTTATATGATAATGATCTAAATCGATTGCGTTATCGACAGTTGCATCTTGTAATTCATGAACTTTGTTAATCCTCCGTAAAGAAATCCCGTTCAGTTCATATTTAACAATATCTACACCTTTTTCATAAGAAGTTCCTAAAGTATTATCAATTTCTCTTGTGATTCCAGTTAAATTAAGTCCATCAATTCCAGTATATGCAATAATCTCCTCTTCAATTTGAATATACCCTGGATTTGTTGAAGATACACCTACGTTTTCAAAATTAGCAAATATACTAATACCATTCTCATCAAGTAATAAATTATCGATAGGAATTGGAGCAGTGGAGTCTTCAGCAATGTCTGCTGTTGCATCTACACTTGGATGATCTGGATCAACATCATCAATTTTTACAAGATTTTCTGGTGCATACATTCCATGATTTGGATGATTAACTTTGATATGAAGACCATCATGAACAACTGTACTATCATTAACTAGTAATCCACCAGTAGCGGCATTTATTTGAGTTGTAATCCCACTAGTATTTGAATATGTAAGTGTACTTCCTGCACCTGTATTAAATGTGCCCTGAATATCATCTACAATAATTTGATTTATAGATCCAAGTTCTCCAACAGTAAGTCTGAGATTTCTTCCTA